GGGGGTTTTGGTATATACAGTGGCGCCTGGTGCGAGTCCCAGATGTTAGTATAGCTGGTGTGGCGTAGCCTACAATATGGGATATGACGAAACCCCACCAGGTTTTCCCTGGTGGGGTTTACTTTATGTCAGAGCAGCAATACAAGGGCTACCACTGCTCTAGGAATGTGCGCCATCCTTCACCGAAAATCACGGTGATTTCCTCTGGATCCTCAAGGCTAGTGTAGAGGGCGCCACCATCGAGGTAGCTAAGCTCAACCGTGCCTGCGGGCGGATCATCAGAATATGGCTCCCGGTTATCGGTGTATCGCACGATGCTGATAGCGATTTCCTCATGGTCAGGGTCCGGGCGAACCGCGTTCCAGTACAACTGCCCTTGAATATCAGTGCCGGTTTCCGACCACGCTAGGGCTTCGAGGTCGTAAGTTTTGAGCTGGTTGCTCATGGTGTTTCTCCAATCTTGGATCAGGTGGGAGGCTGTTTCTCCCGTGTGCCTGATGATTTTAAGTATACAAACCCCCGCAATTTTTGTCAAGCCCCCTTGCGTAGCGGGGGTGGCGTGGGGGTGAAATGGTGGGGTTTGGGCTGGTCAAGCGGCTAGCTGGCAGCACTGATTATTTGACGCACCCGTTCGCGTGATATGCCGGTGAGCTCTGCCAGATGGGTGTTGGGAGTGCCTGAAGCTGCCAGCTCACGAATCAGGGCATCACGTTCGGCGGTGGTGGTTTGAACCTCCCTGGTCAAGGTGTCAAAATAGCGGCTTTTGCCGTACAGCTCTGCAAGCTGCGGCGTGGATGGGGTGATAACGATCAGCCGGGAGGGGGCAATATCGTAGCAGGCTGCGGCATAATCAGTGAGTCCATTATCGTGAGCCGGTGGCTCCGGCAGTTGGTAGCCCCGGCGCGCTCCGTAGGCGGTAAGCATGGCTACAATGGCGTCGAAATCCTCGTGGATGTATGTGGGAAGGCTCTTTTTTCGTGGGTGGATAAGGTACATGGTAGAGTCCTTTCTACTCCTGTTATTGTGAATATCTGGGGTGCAGTCCATACCCCCCACCCGGTTTCACCTGGTGGGGGAATTTTTAGGTGCTTCTACTATTCTTCGTCAAAATCCCAGTCAGAAGCGTTTTCGGCGGCGTAGTTGTTGGCAAATTTTTTCCATGCGATTCGGCCAAAGAGCGCATCTAGTACAGGCCAATCACGGCTGCTTGTGCTGCAAAAATGCTTGCGACCTGCGGTTACGAGGATATCGGCGTGGGGTTCCGGCTGTTCGTAATCAAGGTATGTGAGTGCTCGAAGCGTCACAATGTTATCGTTTTCACTATCAGGGTCCGCTGGGGGGGCAGCGTAGAGTTCCCGGGTGATACGGTAGAGCTGCGGATCTTCAAGGTTTGCTGTGATTTCGACCTCGATTTCGCCGCAATTTCGGGTTTCCTCCCAGTCCAAAGCGGTGATATCGAATGCGGGTTCAGGGTTGTTGCGTTCCCGGTGATCGTTTTGGTGTGGCTTTAGCATGTGAAAATGTCCTTTCGAGATCTGGTGTTTTGCGCGTTTTGGTAAGCGATGCGCGCCCCCGCTGTTGCCGGGGATGATAAGCCCCGGCGGTTTGGGTTACCGGCGTGTGGTGAGGTCGTGGGCTGCGATTACGGCTTGGTATGCGGTTTCATCCTCGTATGCTGGTGCGATAACCAGATGGTCGCCATCTGGGCTGCGGAGGACGGTTTCGGCGATGCCTTGCAGGTCGAAATCGCGGGCGGTTTCCTCTCCGCCTAGGTAGGGGATCAGGGCCAGATCAATGTAGGCCTGGTGGTTGATCCAGTAGCTACCGGTGTCCCAGGTGCGGGTGATTTCGCCGGTGGTGGCGTCGATCTCGTGGATCATGGTGTTTCTCCAATCTTGGGTCAGGTGGAGGGTTTATTCCCTCTCGTCTGCCTGACAAGATTTAATATACACACCAACCAAATTCTTGTCAAGCCCTATTGCGTAACGGGGGTGATGTGGGGGTGGAATGGTGGGGTTTGGGCTGGTCAGGGCGTTTAGTTATTTGGGGCTGGTTTTTTGATCTTTTTTATGTTTTATTTTTCACGTAGCCCAGCTAAAAAAGCCTGACCAGGGGTTTTATTTTTGAAGCGTCTGAAAATATAACGTCTCGTCAAAAAAGAAAAGCAGATCAGATAACTGGTTCGTTTGGGTTATCTCCCTCACCTAGCAGTGGATAATCGTCTAGATGCTCTGCGGTTCTTCCTTCACGCACATGGTTGTAGCAGCATTTACATAAGCCGCGGGCTTCGTATGGCTTCAAATTTTGACACCTTAAACACACGTGAAGTCGCTGGCTGCGGCTCATTTTTTACCCCTATCCTCATACATGGCAAATGTGTCACCATGGATAACAACGCTTCGCCTGGGCCTGCGCCCGGTCTCCTCGTAAAACACTTGCCGCAAATTTGCGTCAGCCATTTGACATGCGGTTTTGTCAATTTCGATCATCGTCATTCGGTTGTGATATAGGTCATCTAGTTCATCAGGAGTTAACCCTGATATCTGCATCAATCGTGCTAAATATATTCCAGTGCCTCCGAAAGGATCTGTGACCTGAACACGTGGGTCGGCGAAACTCATACCCCGGCGTTTTAGCACGTCAGCTAGGGCTCGAATCTGAAAATCCACAATCTCTACAGGCGTGACAACTACACCATCCTGCTTGCCGCGAGAAGCATTTTTAGCAGCGGTATAATCCTGATATGCCTGAGCTAGAATTTCTTGCCAAATCACTTTAAAATCAGGCTTTTTATCCATTTAGCTGCCTATAGAGAATCTGCGTATTGGATGGGCCATAAGGAGGATAATGTTTGGATTTATCCACGTCACAAGAATAAAACTCACCAAGGCGCGAAAAGCACGCATCTTATCAATTATTAGTTCAAATTGTTCATGGATTTGAACTATCATATCCATTTTTTCTACTTTTTCTACAGTGATACGCCCTTTTCGCCGGTCCCACTCTAAATATTCGTGGAGTAAATCGCTCTTCCAATCGTCTGTATTCCCCAAATTAATCACACCTTTTATTGCCTGAATCGTTTAAATTCCAGCATAATAGGGTGAACACTATGTTTTTCCCCGCTTTCGTCTTGGATGTTTATTCGCGGTGGTTGCCCTCTCCGTGGCGGTTCCATGGATAAAATAGTGACCTCTTCGACAGTATCGGGCGAGTTTGCACAAAAATAATATTTCCTGTATTCAGCGATTGTGCCTTGGAAAACGCGGTTAAAGGCCCTGTCGCCGTACTCGTAAAAGGCGAAAAACATATCCCTAATTGCATCAAGATTAGCGCCACCGATAGGGATTTCTAAAATTTGTTCTTCATCGCCATTTTCGGCCATTATTCCTCCGTTAAAACTAATTCGATATCATGTTCTTTGTCGTCGATAGCGGTAAGTAATCGTCCATCTTGGTCGATGAAAAATGCTTCCCAAATTGACCATGTGACTTCAGTGAGGTCACCAATGTCTTTTTTGGAATTTGCTTGTTCGATGCCTGCGAAACGGTATTTATCACCATTTTTACCGGAGAATACCTGACCAAATAATTCGCGGTTTACTAGACGCCCGACTTGTTCTAAATCAGTTATTCGACTCCCAATTTTCTTCTCTAGACTCCACATTATTGAACTCAGCGTTTGACCGTTAAGTTTTTCACCAATCAATTCAGATATTTCATTCATTATTTGCATCCTAACCGTAGTTCAACAGGGGTATTAGGGCTTTCAACTGCTTTAAGCAGGGACCCATTCGTATCAATGAAATTGATCTCCCAAATCGGCGATGGCACTTCCATAAAATCAGTCATTTTATCCTCGATAATGCCCGATAATTTTATGCCGGCGAATTTATATTGGAACCGATGCCGGTCTGTAAATGTCCTTCCGAACAATGTTTTATTCATCACACCTGCTATTTTCCTCAGGTCGATGACACGAACGCCGACTCCGGTGTAGGTAATCAATAGTATTTCGGTTAAGGTTTTTCCAATAATATTTACGCCAAATGCGCTGTTAATAACAGAATTTTCATCCATTATTTTCCCCTATTCTCCAATATTTAAAACAGGTTTGTTGAAAACCGTAAACGACGTTTTATTATTTTTACCGTGCCTGGTCCCATATAGCATTGGGTAGGGTGCAAGCTCTAAAACCTCAGCTAGCGGGATATTTTCTGAGCACCATTTTAGCGTGAGGGTGCCGCCAGGTCGGAGCACACGGAAGCCTTCCGACAGCCCAGCCGATAGGTCTTCTCGCCATGTGGTGAAAAGGACGCCGTATTTTTGCCGCATCCAACCGGTTTCCCCTGCTCTGGTGAGGTGTGGGGGGTCAAAATTTACCAGGTCAAAGGTGTTATCTGGGAATGGTAGCGCGCGGTAATCAAACCGGATATCGGGTTTGATATCAACCCGCCTACCATCTGAGAGAGTATGGCTCTCGATACGTAGGTCACCGTAGATAGTATCGGGATTGCTTTTCTGGTGCCACATCATGCGTGATCCGCAGGTCATATCCAAAATCATGGGACCATCTCCGCATTACGGGTGAGCCCGGCGCGCGCCCGGTAGGCCTGTTTTTCCGGCGTGTCGGGGTAGTCGGTGTCGGTTGCCCATTCGGCATAGTCTTCTGGCTGGCTGCCGGCGTCTGGGTCGCCCCAGTAGCTGCCGGCTACTTTGATGTAGTCGAATACTTGTTTGGTGATTTCGTGGCATGGTAGGCAGATTTTGAGTTCGTAGATGCCTACGTCGGTATCGGTGTATTTTTCGATGCGGTATTTTTCCCTGGGCTGGATTAGTCGGTGGCATGCCCAGCAGCGGTGTTCTTTGCGGGCGCGCCGGGTGCGGGCGTCGATTTTGTTACACATTATTGGTTGTCCTTATAGATTTTGAGTTGCGCGCCGGGTTGTTGAGGGATGGCGTCGTGGCGGTTGAGGTAGCGTTTTTTGGCTATCCATGTGGTGATGCGGTTTTGGTCTTTGAGTACGCCGGTTTTTTGCAGTGATCCTCCCAGGCTGTGGCATAGGTCGTTTAGGTAATCGCCGGTTGCTGGTAGGGGAAATTTTGGGTGCCGCGGTGCAGGCAGTAGGAATGTTGCTTCTATGATTACGGGTTCGTCGATTGGGGCGATGAGCTGCCGATTTTTAAAAACGGTTAGTTGCGCCTTGGTGGCTTCTCGCCATTGGCGGGATCCCGCCCCCTCTTCGCGTTGTGATTTTGGGGGTTTGGGGTGCCCAATAATGCGGCATTCGAATATTAGTTCTCCTCCTTCTGGTAGGGGATCGTTGTATCGTGGCGTGGGCCTCCCTAGGCGGCTGATATCGGTCACTATTTGCCTCCTGTCGTGGGTGTGGTTTCGGCGCCCTGGTGGGCTGCTGGTGTCTGGTTTTTCGTGCTAGTAGCGGGCTGGTGTCGGCTCCACCGTGCCTGTAGCTGCTCCCTGAGGGCGGAGGGCATGCCCCGCCGGGGCTCCGGCGGCGGGGACACGATCAGCGGTACCTCACCGGTGTGGTCGCAGTGCGTGACAACCTGGTGACCGTTCGAATCGGTGACCGTTATCATCCCAAGATGGTCGCAGAGGTCACAAGCATTTATTGCGGTTTTCCGGTTTTGTTTTTCCGTGTAGGCACGCTGCTTGAACCATTCGCGGGCGCGGGCGCAGCCGTGACATGCCGGCACTTGTTCGCGTGGCAGTCCGGCGTGGTCGCGGCATCGTGGATCTTCTGGGGTGGACCAGTCGGCGGGGTTTGTTCCCCCGGCGCGCCCTAGCGCCCGCTGTGCGGGGCTTGGGTGATGGTTTGGGGTGCGGGTGCCGCCGGTGGCGGTTTTGGCCCACTGGGAGGCTTCTAGGGGCAAATTTTCGTGTGTGCTGGGCAGCTGTGCTCGTCGGTTCTCCAGCGCTGCTAGTTCGGCCCATGGGTCTTCCGGCACCTCTGTGGCGGCGAAATCGCCTAGATTTTGCAGGTCAAGACCTGGTTCTTCCGGGAATTCCCCCGGGGTACACATCCAAATTTTCGGCTCTTTTTCCTGCTCAACCTGGTTATCTCCCCCGTCTACCGGCGCGCCGGGCTGGGCGCTTCCCGGCTGCTCTGCGGCAGCGGGGATTGGATCCTCAGGCTCCGGCTCTGGATCTGGCAGCGGCGTAGATGGTGTGGTGGGGGCGCTGCCGGCGGTA